AGGAGGCTGACTAATGGCGGAATTAAGAGTAAAAGGAACAGGCACTTTAAAGCTGTTCGAGAGTGATAACACGAGCAGTGTTACCATCGCCTCTCCTGCAAGTCTGGGTGGTGACAGGACAATCACACTTCCTGACGCAAGTGTAACACTTGCAAGCGGAACTATGTTGGCAACGGATGGAGATGGATCAAGTTTAACAGGAATACCTGTATTAACTGGATCAACAAACAATACTATAACAACAGTCACGGCAGCTAACGCAATTTCTGGTGAAACTAATCTTACCTTTGATGGTACAGATTTAACTTTAGGAACTGGAAATATAATTTTTGGCACAGCTTCTAAAGGAGTTTATCTTGGAGTTACTTCTGCAACAGCTTCTAATTTATTAGATGATTATGAAGAAGGAAATTGGACACCAGCCATAGACGGAACAACTGCTGTTAGTTACTCTAACGCAACAGGCAGATATACTAAAACAGGAAATCTTGTTTTTGTTGAATGTTTGTTACAATGGGCTACCACTACTTACACTACAGACGCGGATCCTTTTACCGTATCAGGATTGCCTTTTACTCCTATCGGTATTCATTACTGTGGAGTTCCAGGCTCTGTTGTTACAGGTGCTTCTTTTAATTGGAACAACACAGAGTCAACAAGTACTACGGCTAGTATTGCGGCTGCTGCTACTAGTAGTAGTACGGTAGTGTTTACTGTAGGAGCAAGTACACAAAATTTTACTAATTCGAGAGTAATAAATGATAATAACCCCGCTGGTATAGTTTCATTCGCATTAAGTTATAGAACAGCGGCATAAGGAGGTAAAATATGGCATTAACTAAAGAAACAGTAATAGAGCAGATAGAAGTGATAGGGGAATATAAAATTATTCACATTGCTACTGATACCGTTGTAAAAGAAGATGGAACGGAGCTATCAAGATCTAGACATCGTCATGTAGTTAATCCTGATGAAGACATATCAGGAGAAGATGCTGAAGTTCAAGCAGTGGCAAACGCTGTCTGGACTGATGCAATTAAAACTGCATGGATAAATAGACCACAAATAGGATAATAAATGGCATCAATATTAAAAGTAGACAAACTAGATCCCCAAAGCGGAACGGCTCTGGAGATTGGCACGTCAGGGGATACGGTTTCAATACCAAGTGGAGCGACACTGGACATCAGTGCGTCCACTCTGACACCTCCTGCGACAATGCCAGCATCAAGTGGAATAAATTTAACAGCTTTGAACGCAACAAATCTGGGATCAGGAACTGTTCCGACTGCAAGACTTGGAACAGGAACGGCATCAAGTTCAACGGTACTGTATGGAGATCAGACCTACAAGGCAGAGCCTGGTGGAGATAACACTCCTTATTTTCTTGCTGAATGCACTTCCAATTTGCTTAGCTTAGCTGATAGTGCAGTTACACTTATCCCTTATAATACTGTAGATGTAGATTCAGATAGTGCTTTTGATAATACGGCAACCAACTATAAATTTACCGTTCCAGCAGGAGAAGGTGGAAAATATGTTTTAGGAGCTAATTGTTATACTGCTAACGCTACAAATCTTATAGCTAATGCTTATATGGGAATATATTTGAATGGAACTACTTATTTAAACAAAGCAAACCAGCCACATTATGATTCTCAATCAGACAGGATGCAATTTTCAACTAGTGTTCTTGCTGACTTATCTGCTGCTGATTATGTTCAGGTATATGTAATGTTAAATGTTCAATATAGTGGCACTTGGGCAATCAGAGGTGATTCTGATGCAACACATTTTTATGGATATAAATTAATAGGATAATAAATGGCACAATTAAGCACTAAAATAAAATTATATTTAGATAGGGAAGTTACCTTTGTTAATGATGTTGTTATTCGTGATGACAGGATAGATGGTATTTCAAATCCATATATCGCTGAATGGAATGTCGCTGAAGCACAGCCAACAGATGAACAACTCAACGCATTGGAAAGTGAAGCAGATGCTGTGGAAGCATTAAATCAAGTCTACGCAAATAGAAAAAGTGAATATCCAACAATAGAAGAACTGGTTGTCGCTTTATATGACACGGATGACAAGACGGCCATTGAAGCCAAGCGTGCTGAGATAAAATTGAAATACCCTAAACCGGGGGCCTAGATGTCCTTCGGCGTAGGGGCAATTAGTCAACTGGCTTTTGCTGAGTCAACGACTGGAGACGGATCTTCGATCACGATTGCACCCACTGGAGTTGCTGGGACTTTTAGTGTTGGAAGTGTCGTGCTGGAGTCACTGTATGTTCCCACAGGAGTTTCCGCGACTTTTAGTCCGGGCAGTGTCGTACTGGAGTCAAGATATTTTCCAGATGGCGTTGGGGCAACCTTCGCTCTAGGAACGGCGACGATCATAGCGGATGCACTGGTCACCCCTACGGGAGTTTCCTCGACTTTCAGCGTTGGAAGTGTTACACTGGAGTCAACGTACTTTCCAACTGGGGTTGCAGCAACCTTCGCTCTAGGAACGGCTACGGTCACTGGAACGGCGACAGTCATTCCAACAGGAGTGGAAGCAACTTTTGCAGTGGGGGATTTAAAATTAACAATTTGGAACGGAGTGGACGACTCCTCGACAAATACATGGACGGTGGTTCCAACAGGATAAGATATGGCAGACTCGACAATATTAAATCTGGATCTTCAAACGACTGGCGCCAACGCCGGAACGTGGGGGTCAAAGACAAACGATAATTTATCTAAAGTAGAAAATGCAATCAAGGGATATGCGCTTGTGAGCGTTGCCACTTCCGGAACTTTGGCATTGACAACTGCAAGTGGCGGAACAGGCGATGAACAAAGCAGGGCGTCTCTCAGATTAACTGGAACTTTATCCGGTGCAGTGGCGCTTGAATGCGAAGCTCATCCTTATTGGTACTTCATTCATGATACTTCCACTCGTGCAGGGTACGCACTTACATTCGGACCGGCAGGTGGAACAGCACTTACCCTTCCTTATACAAACACAAAATACTTGGTATACACGGATGGGTCAACCATGTTTGATGTACTATCTAATGTAGGAAATATATCATCAGGAGGCACACTTAGCGCCACTGGTGATATTGATTTTGATGGTGGAACTTTCACTTTTAATCAAACTGGTGCGGATTTGGATGCTAGATTTGAAGGATCAGGAGATCCACAGTTATTAAGAACGGAAGCAACCAATGACCGCGTGGGAATTGGAATTGCAGGACCATTGGCCAAGCTTGGTGTGACACAAGAAAAAGCGGCGGGAGCAGTACCATGCATAGAACTTGAACAGATTGATGAGGATTTTGCATTTACCAACTACAAGGGACAAACAGCAGTTGACAGCACAAAAAGCATTTCTAGTTCAACGGCTGAAGCTGCGGCAAAGTTTGGAGCCGTAAGAATAAGAATTAATGGTACGGATAAATGGATACGCGTATACGATAGCGCTGTTTAGGAGATTTTAATGCCTTTAATAAAAGTTCAAATAGCACCGGGCGTTGATAAACAGGACACTGAATATGGTGCTGAAGGACGTTGGACCAATACGGACAACGTTCGTTTTCGTTATGGACTTCCAGAAAAGATAGGAGGATGGGCGAAGGTCACATCCGACGCGCTCGTTGGAGCGGCAAGGGGAATCATTACCTGGTTCTCTCTTGATGGTGATCAGTACGCAATCACAGGAACAAACAAGAAACTTTATGTGTACCAGAATGGATCGTGGTATGACATCACACCTATAAGATCCACCGGTGCAAGCATAACGGATTTCACGACAACGGATACTTCCACAAGCGTCACCGCGACTGATGCATCCCACGGAGCGATAGAAGGAGATTTTGTCACCATTTCATCCGTGTCAGGAACTGCTAATGGAATAGTGGCGGCGAATCTTGAAGGAGAATTTGAAATTCAATCTGTCACCGACACCAATAATTATGTCATCATCGCCAAATCAGCAGCAACCAGTACTGGGGCGGCTACGGTTACAGCAACAGCTGAATACCAGATTAATACCAATCCAGCCGTTTCCATACTAGGATACGGGTGGGGCGCCGGACCTTGGGGAGGCGTCAGTGGCGGACCGGGATGGGGAAAATCCCGTGCTTCCTTGGCTGCACCGAACAGCGTGGAACTTGATTCTGGAAAATGGTCACTTGATAACTGGGGTGAGGATGTACTGGCACAACAATTAAACGGTGGACTTTATTACTGGGACACTTCCGCTAGTACCACCACCGTTCAACGTGCTTCAGTGACACCTGTCTCTGCTGCTCCTACATCTAGTAGGTTCATGCTGGTATCAGGTACTGACAGGCATGTTATATGCCTAGGAACTGAAACGACTATTGGAACAGCAACTACCCGTGATGACATGTTTATTCGTTGGTGTGATCAGGAAGATGTTAATGATTGGGCTCCAACAGCGACTAACACTGCTGGTTCACAAAGACTGACGGATGGATCAAAACTTGTGGCGGCTGAACGATCACGTGGTGCTGTATTAATATGGACTGATAATGCTTTGTACCAGATGCAATTAATTGGTGCGCCGTTCACCTTTGGTTTTCAACAACTTGGTTCCGCTTGTGGAGCTTGCGGATTGCATGCAACAGTGGAAAGTAATGGAAGATCATTCTGGATGGGAACGGATTCATTCTTCATGTTTGACGGTTCGGTGCAGAAGATTCCGTGTTCGATAGAGGATTTTGTTTTTAAGGACATAGATCCAGCATCACAGAAGGATACTTTTGCGGCGTTGAACAGTGAGTTTAATGAAGTTACTTGGTTTTATCCTTCAGATGGATCTTCCGTGATAGACAGGTTGGCAACTTATAATTATGCGGAAAAAGTATGGTACAATGGAACATTGTCTCGCTCTTCATGGGCGGATAAGGGAGTATACCAATATCCTTATGCAACAGAATACAACGCAACTGATTCAACAGCGACCATAAGCACCATCACAGGGCTAACTGACGGAAGAAGTTTCATGCACTCACAGGAGAACGGAAACAACGCGGACGGTTCATCACTCTCTTCACAAATAGAGTCAGGGGAATTTGTTATTCCGCAGGCAGGTGAAAAATTAATGTCCATCAGGCGTTTCATTCCTGATTTTAAAAATTTAGAAGGAACAGTAAATGTTTCCTTGGTCTTTAAGGATTATCCTGCCAGTTCTTCAAGGACAAGCGGACCTTTTGCCGTTACGACTTCAACGACAAAGGTGGATACACGTGCACGTGGAAGACAGGGTGCTCTTAAAATTGCAACGGATGCCCTTAATACCAAATGGCGTTACGGAACATACCGTGCTGACGTTCAACCGGATGGAATGAGATAATGGCACAGATAAACATACCAAGGCTTCCTGCGGCTCAGGATGAGTATAGCAAGGAACAAATTAGCCAAATGATTCAGACACTGGATCAATTAGTACTGCTTTTGAATTCGTCTTACACACCAGAACAATTAAGGAACGAAGATGAAGCATTCAACTGGTTCATATCATAATGGCCAACGCGTATAAAAAAGTCATGACGACGGTTACATCCACTGGGGATGCAACAATATATACTGTTCCAACAGCTACGACCACACTCGTCAAGACGGCGTGGGCGTACAATAATTCAGGAGGAGCGGCGGCGATTACTCTAAAGATGAATTCAACGTCCCTTCTTACCAATGCCGCACTGGCCGATAAGAAGACACAATCCTTCTTTTATCTGGCTTCCAGTGACATTGGAGTCATGGAGGCGGGGGACATATTGAAGATTAACAACGACGCGCAGCCCATCAACGTTTATCTGGCGATATTGGAGATATCATAGTGATTGAAAAACAAGATAATACTTGCTATAAGGAGAGATTATGCCTATAAATGATGATGCAGTAATAGAGTACGTGGAGATCAACGGCGAACAGATTCCTAAGATAGTTGTCCCCGCGGAAATTACCATTACTCATACGGAAACAGGAAAGGAATACGGATCAGCGAAGGAAGCTGATGACGATGTAAACGATCCTGCAACTTCTACCAAACGTGAACACATCCGTCAGGATGTTCTGATC